CTCTTCTCCGACCCAAATATCGGCAGGGATGCTGTCTACACGCCGGAGGGTGGTGCGCCCGTGCCGGTACGTATCATTGCCCGGCGCGCGGACGAGGTCACCGGTTTCGGTGATGCACGCCTCCGGTCGGAAACCACCCGCATCGACCTGCGCGTGGCTGAAGTGTCAGCACCGCGCCCCAGCGACCAGATCGCGATTGATGGTGATGCCTTCCTCATTCAGGGCGAGCCCGTCCGTGATCGCGAGCGGCTCGTCTGGACCGTGGACCTGCGCCCCGCATGAAACTCGGCATCAGCGTTGTCGGTAATATTGCCCGCATCATGGAGGCGGAAACCCGCGCCGGCGAAAAGGCGGTCAGCGTCGCCATGCGGGAAGCCGGCACCAGTCTCAAGACCGCCTGGCGAGCGCAGATCACCGGCGCCGGGCTCGGGAGTCGGCTTGCCCGGACCATTCGTTCAGCCCAATATCCAAAGGGCCGGCCGAGCCTCAACGCCGCAGCACTGGTCTGGTCCAAAGCACCGGTGATCGTCGGCGCCCACGATACCGGCCCGCTGATCCGGTCGAAGGACGGCTTCTGGCTGGCGATCCCGATGCCCGAAGCTGGAAAATCCATACGGGGCGGCCGCATCAGTCCCGGCGAATGGGAGCGTCGCACTGGTATGCGGCTGCGCTTTGTCTATCGCCGGACGGGTCCGAGCCTGCTGGTCGCCGACAATGTCCGTGTCAGCAAGAACGGTCGTGTTCGCGAAAACATCACCCGGCACAAGGACGGCCGCGTCTCGAGCCGGCTGCAAGGCCGGGCGACCGCCGTGATCTTTCTGCTGGTGCCGCAGGTGAAACTGCCCAAGCGTCTCGATCTGGCGCGCGATGCGCGAGCGGTCGAGAATGCTCTGCCGGGTTTGATCGTGGCCAATTGGGGCGAGAACTCATCCTGAGCGGCGGTCGACATTCTTGCGGCATTGGCATATATTGCCATAGCACTCGATGGAGACTCGCATGGCCACTCGCAACGTCGTTCTGACCGATACCCAGTCCGCACTGGTCGACCGGCTCGTGGCGTCGGGGCGTTATCAGAACGCCTCGGAAGCCCTGCGTGCGGGACTGCGCCTGCTTGAGCGCGAGGAGACCGAGCTTGGCGATCTGCGCGCCCGCTTGACGACCGGCCTTGAACAAGCCCGGCATGGCGATCTCGCCGAAGGGAGTGGTGAAGACGCGATCCGTCGCGCCTTTGCGGCATCGCGTTCGCAATCCTGATGCCCAGATCCTGGCGCCTGACACGGCAGGCGGAGGCATCACTTGTCGAAATTGCCCGCTGGACGCTCGAGACATTTGGTCCACGGCAGGCCACCGCCTATGAAGAAGATCTGATTGCGCGCTGCGTGGCGATAGCTGCTGGCACGGCCATGTCGCAGGACTGCCGCCGCCTGATTGATCCGGATCTGCCCGAGGAGCTGCGCTTTGTCCGCGCCGGCCAGCATTTTGTCATCTTCGTCGAGGACCGCGAGCAGGTGATCATCATCGATTTTCTGCACGCCCGCTCGGATCTGCCGCGGCGGCTCGCAGCCATGACAGACCAGAAACCCGACAGGGACCACTGAGGCCGGGCTGGTCCCGGCATACCGGAGAAGAAGTCCTATCCGCCCACGAGGAACCCACTTCACGTTGGAGAGCGGAGAGAAGTGCCGAATGTAACAAAACGTCGCCAGGGTGAATGTAATGCGGATAGCATGTCTTGGATGGGGATCCTTGGTCTGGGATCCACGTGAACTGCCGATCAGAGGTTCTTGGTTCGAGGACGGACCGCTGATCAAAGTTGAATTCGCACGTCAATCACAGGACGGACGCATAACGTTGGTTCTTACTGAACAAGGCGCGCTCGTCCACTCCCTTTGGGCACTGATGGATTGCACGAAAATAGAAGATGCTCGGGAGGCGCTCCGTGCTCGTGAGGGCGTGCCGAAGACGAGACCCGAATTTATTGGCTCATTCGAGCGCGGCGGCGATGGTCCAGCACCCCTGCCAGGCTGCTCCGAATGGTTGGAGCGTCAGCAATTGGACGCAATGGTATGGACAGCGCTACCGCCAAAATTCGGTGAAGTTGAACGCGTCCCCACCGAATCTCAGGTCTTGGACTACTTGGGAGGTCTCCGTGGGGCAGATCGAGACAACGCTGAACAATACATACGAAAAGCTCCATCTCAAATCGACACGGACTATCGACGGGCGATTAGGGCAAGCCTTGGCTGGGCGGCCAGCTCGTGATCGCCTCACTCGCAGATGTGCTGCACATCCATCCGAAGACACCCGTGGAATTCTGTTCAGCCACATAATCATGCCCACCACTCGCGAAACCATCCTCGTCGCGCTGCACGCGCGGCTGTCGGCGCTGCCGGCCACCGCCCTGCGCGGCGAGGTGCTGCCGGAACGTGTGCCGGCAGCCGGGTTGCTGATCCTGCGTGACGGCGAGCCAGGTGAGCCAGAGGTGACGCTGTCGCCCTTGCGCTGTCACTACCAGCACCGCGCCGAGATCGAGACCGTGGTGCAGGGAGCGACGCGGGATGCCGCCTTCGACACGCTCTGCGCCAGCATCGGCGCAGCACTCGCCGCTGACCGGACGCTTGACGGCCTGTGCGACTGGGTCGAGGCGGAAGCGCCGCAGCCGGTCGATCTGCCGGTGGACGGCGCCGCCAGCCTGAAGGCGGCGGTGATCCCGGTCGTCTTGCACTATTCGACGGCCGACCCGCTCGGCTGATCCCGACAACATCGGACAAGGACAAGATCATGGCACGAGCCCAAGGGGCGCGGGCGCAAATGGCGCTCGCCTTCGAGACAACCTATGGCACGCCGCCGGCGAGCGGCTTCACACGCATACCCTTCGCCAGCACGACGCTCGGGTCCGAGCAGCCTCTGCTGAACTCGGAGCTTCTCGGGTATGGTCGCGATCCGCTGGCGCCGGTCAAGGATGCGGTGACCGCCGATGGCGATGTGGTTGTTCCGATCGATGCCGCTGCCTTCGGCTTCTGGCTGAAGGCGGCGTTCGGGGCTCCGACGACCACCGGCACGGCACCGGGTCCGTTCACGCACACCTTCCAGTCCGGGTCCTGGACGCTGCCGTCGATGGCGATCGAGACCGGCATGCCCGAGGTACCGCGCTACGCGATGTATTCCGGCGTGGTGCTGGATCAGCTCACCTGGCAGATGCAGCGCTCCGGCTTGCTGACCGCGACAGCCCGGCTGGTGGCACAGGGCGAAACGATCAACACCACCTCGCAAGCCGGTCCGCCCGCGGAACTGGAGCTTCTCCGTTTCGGGCACTTCAACGGCGCGATCAAACGCAACGGCACCGCGCTTGGCAACGTGATTTCGACCGAGATCACCTACGCCAACAATCTCGATCGCATCGAGACGATCCGTGCCGACGGCATGATCGATGGCGCCGATCCGTCCATTGCCGCGCTTACCGGCCGTACCGAAGTGCGCTTTGCCGACAGCACCCTCGTCAGCCAGGCGATCAGCGGCACGCCCTGCGAGCTGGAATTCTCCTACAGCCTAGTTTCCGGCGAGAGCCTGACCTTCACGGCGCATGCCGTCTACCTGCCACGGCCGCGCATCGAGATTTCCGGACCGCAAGGCGTGCAGGCGTCGTTCGACTGGCAGGCCGCGCGCGACGCCACGCTCGGACGGATGTGCACCGCCGTTCTTGTCAATGATGTGGAGGACTACTGACCATGATCCGTCTCGACCTTTCCACCAAACCGCGCTGGCTCGATATGGGATCTGGACTGCGCCTGCACGTCCTGCCGGTCACCACGGCCGTCATGGTCGCGGCCCGTAACGACCCAGCCGTCGATGCGCTGCCCAAGGATGCCAGCCAGGAACAGATGGCCGTGGTCATGGCCAAGGCTGTCGCCCGGCGCGTGGTGACGGATTGGGAGGGTGTCGGTGATGCCGACGGCAAACCGGTGGTGGTCACGCCGGAAGGTATCGACGCTCTTCTCGACATCTGGCCAGTGTTCGAGGCGTTCCAGACCCGGTGTCTTGCGCCGCATCTGATGCTGGAAGCGGAAAAAAACGTCTCATCGCCCTTGCCGAGTGGCACTTCGGCGGGGGCGAAAGCTACTGCGCGGCCTGCCAGGGCACGTGCCCGGACTGCCCGGCGCGGCTGAACCATCCGGAAACGCCGCAAGGTTGGCAGGTCTGGGACCTCGTCCTGCGTCTGACTGGACAATCGCCCGTTGCCGGCGGCATGGGCTCCACGGTTGTCATCGGCTGGGACATGACAGCGGCGCTCACCATGGCGCGAGCGCTCGGGGTCGATCCGCTGATCGCTGTCGAATGCCTGCCCGGGATCGAAGCGGTGATGGTGCGCAAGCTCAACGAACAGATGGCGGCCGAACGCGGCTGACCCGACGAGGTTCAATTCCATCATGGCAGAAAAGCGCGTCTCCGTCCGGCTCGTCGCCGAAGGCGGGCGGCTGGTCAGGTCCGAGTTTCAGGGCGTTGGCGAGGCTGGCGAGGCCAGCTTCAAGCGCATCGAGAGGCAGGCCGACATCACCGGCAAGGTCGTGCGTCGCGTCATGGGCGTGCTCGGTGCGGCGATCAGCGTCCAGCAACTCGTCACCTATACGAATACCTGGACCGACCTGCGCTCGCGGGTCGATCTTGCCACTGGTTCCCAGGAAAAGGGTGCGGCCGTCATGGAGCGGCTCGCGACCATGGCCAGGCGGACCTATTCCGGCATCGAGCAGACCACCGAATCCTGGCTCGCCAATGCCACGGCGCTCAGGGAACTCGGGCTGTCGACGAAGGAGAGCCTCGAATTCACGGAAGCGCTCAACAACGCCATGGTGGTGTCGGGCGCCAAGGGCGAACGCGCGGCTTCGGTACAGAATGCGCTGTCGAAGGCGATGGCACTGGGCAAGCTGTCCGGCGACAATCTCAACACGGTGATCGCCAGCGGCGGGCGGGTTGCGGAGCTGCTGGCGGCGGAACTGGGCGTCAATGTCAACCAGCTGCGCAGTCTCGGTGCGGAAGGCACGATCACCGGCGACGTGATCCGTCGCGCATTGGTCGGCAATCTCGAGCGTCTGCGCGAGGAAGCCGACTCGATGCCGGCCACCATCGGCGATGCCTTCACGCTGCTCTCCAACGCCGCCCTGCAACTGGTCGGCTCCTGGGACACGATGGCCGGCGCATCGTCCATGGTGGCGGGCGCGATCATCCTGTTGGCCGACAATCTCGAACACCTTGCCGCCATCGGTGTCGCCTTTGCCGGCTTCATGGCCGGACGTTGGGTTGCGACCTTCATCGCGGCGCGCATCGCCACGTTCAGCCTGTCGGGCGCGCTGGCGCTGCTGCGCGGTGCCATCATCCGCACCGGCATCGGCGCACTGATCGTCGGCGCAGGCGAGCTGATCTACTGGTTCGGTCAGCTGGTGAAGGGCGCCGGCGGCTTCGGCCGCGCGCTCGAGCTGATGGGCAACCTGGCCAGCGCCGTCTGGGACGGCATCAAGACGATTGCTGGCTCCTTCGTCGACGATTTCCGTTCGATCAAGGCCAGCGTCGAGCAGCTCTGGCTCAAGCTGATGGCGTTCCTGTCCAACAAATGGGCCGATTTCCTTGCCACCATCGGTCCGACCTTCAACAAGGTTGCCGAGACGCTCGGCATGGACACCAGGCTCGACTGGTTCGGAGCCCAGTCCTACGCTTCCATGCTCGATCATGCCGCCAGCAATGCCGGCGTGATGGCGGACCGCTATCGCCAGCGCGCACAGGACACGCGCGCCCATGCCTTCGATGCTGTCGGCCCTGCCGCGCAAGCGCTGGGTGACGCCGTCAAGGGGGCGGACAGCGCCGCATCGCTCGACGATGCCGCGGCGGCGGCCGACCGCGTGACCACCGCACTCGACAGCTCGGCTGCGGCCGCCAAGAAGGCCGGCAAGGCCAACAAGGATGCTTCCGATCAAGCGGTCACCGGCTGGGACGCGGTGGTCAAAAGCCTTTCCGATTATGCCGAAAAAGCTCGCGATATCGGCGCCGATGTCGGCAATGCACTGGTCAACGCGTTTCAGGGGGCCGAGAACGCTATCGGCGAGTTCGTCAAGACGGGCAAGCTGAAGTTCGGCGAACTCGTCACTTCTCTCATTGCCGATCTTGCCAAGCTCGCTGCCCGCCGCTTCATCCTCGGGCCGATTGCCAATGCGCTCTCCGGCGTCCTTGGCAGTGCGGGTGGCCTCTTCGCCAATATCCTGCATGCCGGCGGCATGGTTGGCGCAACTGGCCCTGGCCGCATGGTGCCGGCCATGGCCTTTGCCGCGGCACCGCGCATGCATTCGGGTGGCTGGGCCGGCCTGCGTCCGGACGAAGTGCCGGCCATCCTGCAACGAGGCGAGCGGGTGCTCTCCCGTCGTGAAGCCGCCGCCGCGGCACGCGGTTCGGCTGCTCCGGCCGTCAACGTCACCATCATGACCCGTGATGCCGAGAGTTTTCGGCAATCGCGCACACAGGTTGCCGCCGACATTGCCCGGGCGGTCTCGCTCGGCCGGCGTGGTCTCTGAGGTTCTTCCGACATGGCTTTTCATGAGGTCCGGTTTCCGGACGATATCTCGCGTGGCGCACGCGGCGGGCCGGAACGGCGCACGCAGATCGTCGAACTGGCCTCGGGAGACGAGGAGCGCAATGCCAGCTGGGCGAACTCTCGCCGCCGTTACGACGTCGCTTATGGCATCCGCCGCGCCGACGACCTGGCGGCGGTTGTAGCCTTCTTCGAGGCGAGGAATGGGCGGCTCTACGGATTTCGCTTCAAGGACTGGGCCGACTACAAATCCTGCCTGCCGTCGGCAGCACCCGCTGCCACCGATCAGCTGATCGGTACCGGTGATGGCAGCACCAAGGTGTTCCAGCTGGTGAAGCGCTACAGCTCGGGAAGCCAGAGCTGGGTGCGAGCCATAACCAAACCCGTCGCCGGCAGCGTCAGGATCGCGCTCGCCGGCACGCCAAAGCCCTCCGGCTGGTCGGTCGGTACCGCAACCGGGCTCGTCACGTTCAGCACTGCGCCCGCTGCGGGCGTGGCCATCACCACCGGCTTCGAATTCGACGTGCCGGTCCGCTTCGACACCGACCTGCTCGACATCACTCTCGACCTCGAGCGACTCGGCTCGATCACCTCCATTCCCCTTGTGGAGATCCGAAGATGAACGATGAACCCGGCTTCATCGCTGGCGTGTTGCGCGACCTTGGCGTCTCGACGGCGGTGATCCTTGCCGCCTGGGGTGCGCTCGGCGGCGCCACCAATGCGCTCACCACTCGCATGCGGCTGCGCGATGCGCTGCGTCATATCCTGCTTGGCGGCATCATCGCCGCCGGCATGGGCAGTTTTTCGATGGCACTGGTCACAAGATGGCTCGGCCTGCCAACCGAAGCCATCCCGGCCGGCGGCGCGGCGGGTTCCGCCGCCTATCTCGTCGGCGTCTTCGGTCCTGCCTTCATCGAGGTCGCACTGGCCCGGCTGCGTGGCTCGAAGGGAGGCGATCACGATGCGTGAGCTCCTGCGCCTTGCCCGTCAGTTGCGTTGCGACAGTCCCGATCCGCGCGAGGCCTTCATTCATCGCCTGCGCGTCGGAACCGGCGTCGCGCTCCTCATCCTGATCGTTCTTCTCCTGAGGTAAATCCCATGAACGGGAATTTCGCAAACTGCCTGGCGGTAACGCTGGGCTATGAGGGCGGCTGGTCGGATCATCCTTCCGATCCCGGCGGCGCCACGATGAAGGGCATTACCCTCGCCACCTATCGCCGCTACAAGCCGGGCGCCACGAAAACCCAGCTGCGCAACATTCCGGCGAAGGACGTCGAGGCCATCTACCGCGCCGGATACTGGGATACGGTCAATGGTGATCGGCTCGCTGCCGGCGTCGATCTCGCCACCTTCGATGCCGGAGTGAACTCCGGCCCGGCGCGTGCGAAACAATGGCTGATGGCGTCGATCGGTGGGCCCGACCATGAGACGGTGAAGAAACTCTGCGCCAGGCGTCTCGGCTTCATGCGCTCGCTCGCCATCTGGAAGACTTTTGGCCGGGGCTGGTCACGGCGCGCCGCCGAGATCGAGGCCAGGGGCGTCGCGTGGGCATTGGCACGAACGGCAAGTCCCGCTCAGACCCGCGAGCAGCTGGCGAAGGAGGCGGCGGCTGCCAACGCCAGATCAAGGACGCAGACCGTTGGCGCCGGTACGGCCGGCACCGCGACCACTGCGGGGAGCGGCGACGCACTCTTCAATCCGCAGCATGCCTCCCAGATCGCCGGCTGGGTGCTGGGCGGTTTGCTGGCGGCCGGCACGCTGATCGTCGCCGTGCTGATCATCCGCGCCATCATCCACCGGCAGCGCGCCTCGGCCTATGTCGCCGAGGGGACAAGGATCGCACCATGAACACTGTTCTTGCCTCCATCCTGATCGACGCCGCGGCCAAGGTCGGCGCACCGATCGTCAAACAATTGCTGGAAAAGTACGTTGGTGGCACCGCCAGCGAGATCGGCGGCGTAGTTATTGACACCATCGCAGGCAAGGCTGGCGTCACACCAGAGGCCCTTCCATCTCTACCCGCCAAGGATCTGGAAGCGGTCGTGGTCGCGACCGAGGCGGAAACACCCCAGCTTGTCGCCGCCTGGGTCGAACAGCAGCGCGAGGCAAACCGGCTGATGCTGGCCGAGATGGACAAGAGCGAAAGCTGGTGGACATGGGCCTGGCGGCCGGCGTGGATGTGGTTCCTCGGCTTTCTCTTCCTGTTTCGCCTGGTGCTGGTGCCGATCGCCGATGCCGCCCTCGGCTCCGATATCGCAGCGGCCGTCGATCTCTCCACCATGATGACGCTGACCGCCTGGTTCATGGGCCTCTACATGGGCGGCCACACGCTCAAGGACCTGGCTGTCAAATGGGTCGGGCGGTCGTGATGGTGAAATCCCTTTCCCCTGAACTGCAGGCCCATCTCGACGAGGGCACGACGACGCTTTGCTGGTGCTGGCGTATCACCCGGGCCGATGGCACCATCTTCGGCTTCACCGATCATGATCGCACGCTTCAGTTCGACAGCACCATGTTCGAGCCGGAAAGCGGCTTGACCGCTTCCGAAGTGCGTTCCGGTTCGGACCTGTCGGTCGATGCACAGGATGCGCAGGGCGTGCTGTCCTCCGACCGCATCACCGAAACCGATATTCTCGATGGCCGCTGGGACAATGCCGAAGTCGAGGTCTGGCGGGTCAACTGGACCGACACCACCCAGCGCGTTCTGCTCCGTCGTGGCGCCATTGGCCAGATCCGGCGCGGCCGGCTTGCCTTCGTCGCCGAAATGCGCAGCCAGGCGCATGTGCTCGGCCAGACTGTCGGCCGCCTGTTCCAGGCGACCTGTGATGCCGAACTCGGCGATACCCGCTGCCGGGCCAATCTCGATGCGCCGACCTTCAAGGGCAATGGTGCGGTGATCGACAAATTGCGTGATCGTGCTTTTACCGCTTCAGGGCTCGGGAATTTTGCGGCGGGCTGGTTTGGCTTCGGCACCTTGACATGGACCAGCGGCGTCAATGCGGGACGGCGGGCAGAGGTGTTGTCGCATGATCTTGCCGACGGCATCGCCATCCTGACGCTGCTTGAGGCGCCGGTGCTGCCGATTGCCGAAACGGACGCATTCGTCATCCGTGCCGGCTGCGACAAGCAGCTCGCGACCTGCTCGGCGAAGTTCGCCAACGTCGCCAACTTCCGCGGCTTCCCGCACATCCCCGGCCAGGATGCCGTGCTGCGCTATGCCACGCGCGACGGTGGCCATGACGGAGCAGTGCTGTGAAACCGGCCGCTGCCAGAAAGGTCATTGCCGCCGCGCGCGCCTGGCTCGGCACACCCTATCACGACCAGGCAAGCCTCAGGGGCGTCGGCTGCGATTGCCTCGGCCTCGCGCGCGGAGTCTGGCGCGAGGTGGTGGGCGGCGAGCCGTTCATCATCCCACCTTACAGCCGTGACTGGGGCGAGATCGGCCCGCGCGAGGTGCTGGCCGAAGGTGCGCGCGGCGCCATGATCGAGATTGCGCCGGATGATGCGGTTCCGGGCGCGCTCCTGATCTTCCGCATGGAGCGCCGCGCCATCGCCAAGCATGTCGGCATCCTGACCGACGCGGTGACCTTCATCCACGCCTATGAGCGGCTCGGCGTGATCGAGGAACCGCTCACGCACCCCTGGCGACGGCGCATCGCCTTCGCTTTCCTGTTTCCACGGCCGGCGAGCCCCCGCCACAAGAAGAAACCCTGATCCATGGCCACCCTCGTTCTCGGCGTTGCCGGCGCGGCCATTGGCGGCTCGATCGGCGGCACGATCCTTGGCGTCAGTGCGGCCACCATCGGCGGCTTCATCGGCTCGACCGTGGGTTCGGTGGTCGACAGCTGGATCATCTCCTCGCTGGCGCCGACCCAGCGCATCGAAGGGCCGCGGCTCGACAGCCTGCGCATCACCTCGTCGACCGAAGGTGCGGTCGTTCCCCGGCTCTATGGCCGCATGCGCATCGGCGGCAACATCATCTGGGCAACCGATTTCCGTGAGGAGACGAGAACCACCACCCAAGGTGGCGGCAAGGGCGGCGGGGGCGGCAAGGTCAAGACGACGGAATATCTTTACTACGCGAGCTTCGCGGTCGCCCTGTGCGAAGGTCCGATCACCGGGATCGGCCGTATCTGGGCCGATGGCAAGCTCATGGACACGTCCGGCATCACCTGGCGATGGTATCCCGGCGACGAAAACCAGACCGCCGATCCCTTCATCGCCGCGAAGATGGGCGCCGCCAACACACCATCCTATCGTGGCACCGCCTACGTCGTGTTCGAGGAACTGCCGCTGACGGACTATGGCAACCGCCTGCCGCAGCTCAGTTTCGAGGTATTCCGGCCGCTCGCCGATCCCGATACCGCCGAGGGTCTGACGCAGGCTGTTACCATGATCCCGGCCTCGGGCGAGTTCACCTATGCAACGCAAGCCATCCGCAAGGGCGACAGCGGCGCACAGCAGGCGGAAAACCTCAATGCGCTTTCCGACACCGCCGACATGGTCGTGGCGCTCGACCGGCTGCAGGCCATGGCGCCGAAGGTCGAAAGCGTCAGCCTTGTCGTCGCCTGGTTTGGCAACGACCTGCGCGCCGGAAACTGCATGATCAGGCCGGGCGTCGAGGTTCCGGCCAAAGCGACCAGTCCGAAAACGTGGACCGTCAATGGCGTTGCCCGCACCAATGCGCATCTGGTCAGCCGCGATGCCGAGGACCGCCCCGTCTATGGCGGCACGCCTGCGGATTTCGCCGTCGTGCAGGCAATCCATGAGATGAAGGCGCGCGGGATGCGGGTGACCTTCTATCCCTTCATCCTGATGGACGTTCCGCCCGGCAATGTGCTGCCGGACCCATACAGCGACAACGCCAGCGCAGTGGGCCAGCCGCCTTTCCCGTGGCGTGGTCGCATCACCTGTTCTCCGGCGGCCGGTCATGCGGGCAGCGTCGACAAGACCGCTGCTGCCGCTTCACAAGTCGCGAGTTTCTTCGGCTCGGCAACGCCATCCAACTTCACCGTTTCCGGCCAGACCGTCAGCTGGACTGGTTCGGCCGGCGATTGGGGCTTTCGCCGCATGGTGTTGCATTATGCGCATCTGTGCAAAGCCGCCGGCGGCGTCGATGCCTTCATCATCGGCTCGGAAATGCGCGGCCTCACCACAATCCGTTCCGGTGCGTCGACGTTTCCTGCGGTTGCTGCCCTCAAGAGCCTCGCGTCCGATGTTCGCGCGATCCTTGGGCCGGGAACGAAGATCGGCTACGCCGCCGACTGGAGCGAATATTTCGGGCACCAGCCTGCGGACGGCTCCGGTGATGTCTTCTTTCACCTCGATCCACTCTGGTCGGACACCGATATCGACTTCGTCGGCATCGATAACTACATGCCACTATCCGATTGGCGCGACGGTTTCGATCATCTCGACGCACAAGCCGGCTGGCCCGCCATCCACGATCGTGCCTATCTGCAGGCGAACATCGCCGGCGGTGAAGGGTTTGACTGGTTCTACCCCTCCGATGCCGACCGGATGAACCAGACCCGCACCCAGATCACCGATGGCGGCGCCGGCAAGCCATGGGTGTTCCGCACCAAGGATTTGCGCGCCTGGTGGTCGAACCCGCACCACAACCGCCCGGGCGGCATCGAAAGCGGAACGCCGACGGCATGGGTGCCGCAGTCGAAGCCGATCTGGTTCACCGAGCTCGGCTGCCCGGCCATCGATCGCGGTACCAACCAGCCCAACGTCTTCTTCGACCCCAAGTCGTCCGAGAGCTTCACGCCGTACTTTTCGCGCGGCTGGCGCGACGATGCGATCCAGAGGGCGTATCTGGAAGCCACCTGGCTCTGGTGGGGAGATCCGGCGAACAATCCGACCTCGAACGTCTATGGCGGACGGATGGTGCATGTGCCCGAATGCGCCGCCTGGACCTGGGACGCGCGGCCCTATCCGTTTTTCCCCGAACTCACCAATGTCTGGACCGACGGCCCGAACTGGCGGCTCGGTCACTGGCTGAGCGGGCGACTCGGCGCCGTGTCGCTGGCGGCGTTGGTACGACACCTCTGCCTACGTGCCGGAATGCCGGAAGCCCGCATCGACGTTTCCGGCCTCTGGGGGGCGCTCGAAGGTTACGTCATCGGTGCGCTGGAAAGCCCGCGCGCCTCGATCTCGAACCTTGCCCGGCACTTCGGCTTCGATGCCGTCGAGAGCGAGGGTAGAATCCGCTTCGTCATGCGCGGGCGCGCATCTGTGGCGACCATCTCGACCGACGCCATGGTCGCGCCCGGTCAGGATGACGTGCTGGAACTGACCCGTGGCCAGGAGACCGAATTATCGCAGGCGCTCAAGTGGCAGGTGGCCCGCGCCGACGAGGACTATGATGCGGCCGTGGTGGAAGCCCGACGCATCACCGTCGAGGCAAGTCGCATTTCCTCCGAAACCTTCCCTTTTGCCGTGTCCCCGGAAGAAGCCGAACGCCGTTGTCGTCGCGCCCTCATGGAAGCCTGGACGGGGCGCGAGAGCGCCGTCTTCCGCCTGCCGCCGTCGCGCCTGGCGCTCGATCCCGCCGACGTGATCCGGCTCGACCATGATGGGCGTGAGATCGGTTTCCGGCTCGTCTCGGTCGCCGATGCCGAATTCCGCTCCATCGAGGCGATCCGGCAGGATCGGCAGGATTACGATCTGCCGCCTGGTGCAGCGCGACCGGCGGTGCCGGCGAAGATCGTTGCCTTCGGCGCGCCGGAGGTGGTCATCCTCGACCTGCCGCAGCTGACCGAAGGCCACGTCCCGCACCATCCGCTGATCACCGCCCATGCCGTTCCGTGGCCGGGGCAGCTGGCGGTGTTCCGCAGTCCGGGCAGCGACGGCTTCGAACTGGTCACCGCCTTCAGCACCCGGGCCCATATCGGCTCGTTGGTGAATGATCTCTGGTCCGGGCCGGTGTCGCGCTTCGACCATGGCAATGTCATGATCGTCGAGTTCGTCTCCGGCACGTTGGAAAGCGTCACCGACATGGCGCTGTTCGGGGGCGCCAATGTTCTGGCGGTGGAAAACGCCCCCGGCACCTGGGAGATCCTGCAGGC